TGATGAGACAAAGTGATCCTCGTATGCCGATGTTTGCTGAGCGTAAATCTACTACCTCATTTGGCAAAGGCAAATAAAAACCTTTAAGGAGTTAAAACATGGCTTACCCTACTATTAACGGACCTTATGGGCTACGGCCTATAAACCTGATTGGTGGACAAGTTTTTGCAGGTTCCACCCGTAACATGGAAATCGCAGTTGGCTACAGCGAAAACATCTTCTTTGGCGATTTTGTCAAAAGAGTTGTTGGCGGCACTATTGAAAAAGATGTAGGTACAACCGCTAACACACCTTGCGGCGTGTTCTTGGGCTGTTTCTACACCGCAGCAAATGGCACACCTACACGTTCACAGTATTATCCTGATGCAATTACTGTTGCTTCAGGTACTGAGATCTATGCGATTGTTGCAGATGATCCTGATACTTTGTACCAAGTAGCTGTCTGTTCAAGTGGCGTAGTAATGGCAACTGTTACCCAAAACGCAATTGGTACCAACATGTCCATTCTGGCAACTGCCGGTAGCACACTGAACGGTAACTCAGCATATTCAGTACTGAGCTCCTCCCCAGCAGCTACCAATACGTTCCCAGTTCGGGTCATTGACGTTGTTCCTGCTACATCACCTACGCCTACTACTTACAGCGAAGTGATTGTCAAGATCAACTTTGGTATCCATCAATATAACAATGCAACAGGTTTGGCTTACGCCTAAAGGGAGACAATTAAATGGCTATTTCACGCGCACAACTACTGAAAGAGTTGCTCCCAGGACTGAATGCATTGTTCGGTTTGGAGTACGCTCGTTACGGCGAAGAGCACAAAGAGATCTACGAAACTGAGACCTCTGAGCGTTCCTTCGAAGAAGAAACAAAACTGTCTGGATTCTCAGCCGCACCTGTCAAGAATGAAGGCTCCGCCATCGCTTATGACAACGGCCAAGAAGCTTGGACCTCACGCTACAACCATGAAACTATCGCTCTTGGTTTCTCGCTAACTGAAGAAGCAATCGAAGATAACTTGTACGATTCTCTCTCAGCTCGCTACACCAAGGCTTTGGCTCGTGCTATGGCATACACCAAGCAAGTTAAGGCTGCTAACACGCTAAACAACGGCTTCTCAGCCTCCTACCCAGGTGGTGACGGAGTTGCTCTGTTTGCAAATAACCATCCTTTAGTGTCTGGTGGCGTTAACAGCAACATTCCTTCAACCCCAGCTGACTTGAATGAGACTTCCCTGGAAGCCGCTGTTATTCAAATCTCACTGTGGACTGATGAACGTAGCCTGTTGATCGCTAGCCGCCCACGCAAGTTGGTGGTTCCGCCTTCACTGCAGTTCGTTGCTACCCGTCTGTTGGAGACTTCCCTCCGCGTTGGTACAGCTGACAATGACATCAATGCTATCAAGAACAATGGTTCGATACCTGAAGGCTACTGTATCAATCACTTCTTGACTGACACCAATGCATGGTTCCTGACCACAGATGTACCTAACGGTATGAAGCACTTTGAGCGTTCACCCCTGCAACAGTCAATGGATGGCGATTTTGACACAGGCAACGTCCGCTACAAGAGCCGTGAGCGGTATTCGTTTGGATGGTCGGATCCGTTGGGTATGTTCGGTTCAGCTGGAGCGTAATAACCTTTAGTATCAAGGGTTGCAGAGGGGACTTCGGTCCCCTTTGCTTTATGTGTTGCGTTATATTATTAGTTAGTGTATTATAGTCTCTCAATGACAAGGAGAGCACAATGACGCAAGGCATATACAAGATTATTAATGTTCTAAACAACAAGTTTTATGTGGGTAGCGCGGTTAGCTTTGTTGCCAGAAAGCGCAGACACTGGTGGGCACTGAGAAGTCAAAGACACGCCAATAAACATCTGCAGTCCGCATGGAACAAATATGGGGAGGCGGCATTTGTGTTTGTAGTGGTGGAGGAGCTTGAGCTTGGAGTGGATATATTGGCTGCTGAAACAGTGTGGCTTAAAGAACATGTTGGCAAGGAGTACTGTTATAACCTGGGCACAGAAGCAATTGCATTTCAGACGGGTATGTCTGGAGAAAAAAATGCCATGTGGGGCAAAACCTTTTCTCATACTGAAGGAGCTAAGGCCAGGATATCCGCAGCTAGCAAGTCGCGCATCCAAACAGATGAAGAGAAGAGTAAGCGCATCAAGACAATGCAGGGTCACTTTGTGGCACCATCTACCCGTGCCAAGATAAGTGCGTCCCTATCTGGCGAGAAGAACTTCAACTATGGCAAGCCTAGGTCTCAAGGGTTCATAGACAAGGTTAGCAAGGCTGTGGTGGCCTCAGACGGTCAGGGTAAGCAAACACTATACCCAAGCATTTCTGAGCTCAGGGCGGCCCTAGATATTAAGCCATCTACAGCTAACAGAGCGTTAAAATCTGGGTGTGCTATAACTCGTGGAAGATATACAGGATGGGCGTTTAAGTATGCTTGACACTCCCTATATAAAGTGATAAAACATACTAACCAAGAACCCCGACTCATACAGACTGGCTTGGCAGACGTTATAGAGACTGTATGGGCATGTGCTATAACACAAAGGAAATATATCATGGCAGCAACACATTTTAGCGGTCCCGTATTCTCTCAGAACGGTTTTGTAGTTGGCTCAAGCGAAGCCCCATACGAGACAGTTTCTTCTGTAGCAGAGGGCACTCCTTCTGCAGCTCTGACCTCAACGATTAACCCTACAGCCGCCTTTGGTAGCTCTACAGCAGTCAATCCTTCTAGCGCTCAAGGTGTTAGAGGTCAGGTTTATTCAACCACCAATCAGTCAACAACAAGCACCTATTACATTGGCGTAATGGGTCGTTACCTGATGTCTGGTACAAACGCTTCTACATACCCTAAAGTCGGTGTGATGGGCGTTGTTGGTGACTCTACTGATACCGCTGATGCCGCAGTTATGGCTTTTATTGATGGCGATGGTGGAGAGTCTTCTGCCCGTGCAGGTTTTGGTATCGCAATGACCAACAGCACAGCAGGTTCTGGCTTTACATACGGTCTGGACTTGAAGATGCAAGACCCAGTTGGTGGTGGCGGTTCTATTAAAGCCTACAAAGAGGCTGAGATTCGCTTGGCTGATGATGCTGCCGGTGATCCTGTTGTCATCAAGGTAGGTAATTTTGTTGATGGTGCTGCTTCTGGTGTAGGCAAGGGTTCGTTAGGTATTGATTCTACTGATGGACTATTGTTTGTATCTGATGCTTCTGGCAACTGGCAAGCTGTTACTGTCTAATGTTGACTCATGAAGATCCGGAAGTTGCTACAATTGTGGCGCTTCTGGAATCCCAAAGAGACTTTGCAATGGGACATGCCGCCAAACTTGCTAAAGAAAATGCTGAGTTAATAGCAAAGATTAGCGGACTTGAGGCATCTAAACCCGCGTAGTCTTATCCTACCTTAGGAGATTAATTATGAGTATGCAATATGACGTAAAGTCAGGGCACTTAAATGTTGCTGGGTTTTTCCTCATAGGAAGAACTAGACTTAAAGGATTAATGACAGTGTCTTCTGGGGCATCAGCAATTACGCTCTGGGATACCGCTACCGTCCCTGTTACCGCCGAATATGAGCGCACTGGTACACTAATTACAGTTACTGAAAATGGTCATGGCTTAACTAATGGGCAAACATTAGGATTAAACTTTGCTGTAGCCACGCTGCAGGGAACTGCTGGTAACTATGTAATTTCTGTTCTAAACGCAAATACATTCACAGTAACGGACGTAAACACTGGTACGATTAATGCTGGTACAGCTTGTGTGTATGCCCAGCGGTTCCTAATGGCAACTGATGGTAATGCAGCAGGCAATGTACAAACAATATTGATTCCTGGTGAGGGCATTCTTGCGCTTAATGGTATATATGTATCTACGTCTGGTACTACTGGCGTGACTGTATTCTACGGATAAATCATGAAAATCAAGAAAATGGCAGATGGTGGTACAACTCCAGGATCGCAGCAGCCTACATATCCTTTCTATGGCAATCAGCAGACACAGGCAACAACAACTCCGCGTGTTGTGCAGAATGTAAATATTCCACAGCCTGGATTTCCCTTGAGTCAGCCTGCTAATACTTTGAACCAACAGCCTACTGCAATGAAGAAGGGTGGCAAGGTTAAGAGGTTTGCTAAAGGCGGAA